GTGGGAAGCGCCTTCAAGACCGCTGGCGAGCTTTGGGGCGGCGCTAAGAAGCTCATGGGTGACACGGGCTTTCTAAGCAAGATCGGAACCGGCTTCTCTAACATCGTCACCAAGGCGGGCGGTCTGGGAAGCATGCTCACCGGCACGCTTTCTAGCGGCTGGACGGGCTTTACCGGGCTTATCGCCGCTCACCCTATCGGCCTTGGCGTTGCCGCCGTGTCCGCCGCCGTCGCTGGCCTTACGTGGTTCTTCACGCAGACCGAGACGGGCAAGCAGATGTGGTCTGACTTCACCGGCTGGATTTCCGAGAAGTGGCAAGCCGTGCAGGATTTCTTCGCTGGCGTGCCTGAGTTCTGGGGCGGAATCTGGGAGCAGGTCAGCACCGGCGTTTCGGATTTCTGCACCGGCGTTGGCGAGAAGTGGGAGCAGTTGAAGCAGGGCGCTTCCGACACTTGGGAGAACATCAAAACCGGCGCTTCGAACGCTTGGAACGATCTTAAAACCAACGTCGGGAACCTCGCGCAAGGCGCGGTCGATACCGTGTCTAACTGGTGGAACAACCTAACCGGCAACACCGATTCGGCCTTCGGGCAAATCGCTTCCACGGTTCAGAACGACATGAACACCGCGAAGACCGTTGGAAGCTCTGCGGCTGGCGCTCTGCAAGCAGCGATGAACGGCGACTGGGAGACGGCGAAGAGCCAAGCGGCAAACGCCTTCAACGCTATCAAAGACAACATCGGCTCGAAGCTTGACGCTGCCGAGAGCACGGCGGTTAGCGTCGCAGACCGCATCGGCGACAAGCTGGGATTTCCCGGCCTTGGCGCTAAGGTGCAGGGCGTGTTCGACGGCATCAGGGGCTTCATAGAGAACCCGATTGAAAGCGCGTGGAACGCGATTTCTGGCATTCCGCAGAAGATCATGAACGCCTTTGGCGGAATCAAGATCAGCATTCCGAAGCCGAAGCTTCCGCACTTCAACGTCAGTTGGAACGAGTTTGGCCCGATTTCGCTACCGAGCGTGAGCATCAGTTGGTACGCGCGCGGCGGCTACTTCGATGAGCCTTCAATCGTCGGCGTTGGCGAAGCTGGCGGCGAGTTCATCGCGCCTGAGAAGCAGTTGCAAGGCTTCATCGAAACGTCGGTTAACCGCGCCTTCTCGCGGTTCGCCGACGCGCCGAGCCAGCCCGTTAACGTCGCCGTGACGGTTTACGCCACGGTCGCTGACGGAGTGGACGCATACGAGACAGGCCAGCAGATCGGCGCTGGCATCGCAAGCAAGCTGAAGCAAAGGGGGGTGCCAGTTGCAACTTAGACGGACTAGGAACCAGCACGACCGAATCATCTTCAACGGCACCGACCTATCGAAGCTGGTTTACTGCAAGGTGCGCCGCCCCATCATGGCGACCGTCAACGCGACGTTCGAGAGCGTGCCGGGGCGGCATGGCGAGGTCTTCAAGAGCGCCTACCGTGGCGGCTACGACCTTCCCGTTGAGATTTGGCTTAGGACTGAAGACCGCCGCGAGGTCGCGGAGATGCGGCACAAGCTCGCGGCGGCTCTCTGGACTGACGAACCCGCGCCGCTCTACCTTCCCGATGACCCGACGCGCTACCTGCTCGCAATCGTGAGCGGCAGCACCGACCTAGACGAGATCACGGACGATTGCCCGACAACTACCGTGACGTTCCACGTCGGCGACCCCGACTATTACGGCCAGAAGCGCCGCATGGAGGTTTCGGCTGGCAACATCTACGTGAACGCTGGCGGCAACCGACCCGCATACCTGAAGGTCACGGCGAAGCCCGCCGCTGGCAGCACGTGGAGGATTACGAACGTCGATACCGGCGAGTTCGTGGCTATCAACACCGCGCTCACGTCTTCGAGCACCATACGGCTTGACATGGCGACCGAGCACGCGACGGTCAACAACCAGACAGCGCCGGTAACGATTGACTCGGATTACTTCGAGATCAACGGTCGCTGCCACCTGAACATCACCAACGGCACCGCGATTCTTGAGTGGGTGGAACGATGGCTTTAATAAGACGTATCGGCTTCACCCGCTTCAACCGCTGGGGCGACAATCTGGGGCGGCTCACGGTGAGCGCCGCGACGCACACCGACGCGCTGGACGGAACCGACGAACTCAACATCACGTGCGCCGAAGACCTCGTGAAGGGCGACCGCGTAGTTTGGATTGACCTTCAGGGCGTGTGCCACGAACACATCGTTGACACCATCGACCGCGCACACGACGATGACGGCGCGCCAGAGACGCAAGCCGTCTGCATCAACTCTGTTAACGAAACGTGGGATGACTGGCTGGACGATAAGCGGCCTTCTGGCGGCGTGTCGGTAGCGCTCGCGTCCATTCTCGCAGACACGCGCTGGGAGGTCGGCACGTGCGATCAGGGCGGCACAGCTTCGCGCACCTTCTACCATGAGAGCGTGCGCGAGGGATTGGCCGGAATCATCGAGACGTGGGGCGGCGAGCTTGAAACGCTCATCGTCCACAACGGTACGGGCATTGTGAGCCGCCGCGTGGGCGTGCGCGCGAAGCGCGGGAACCAGAGCAGCGCAAAGCGTTTTACATGGACTAAAGACCTCGTTTCCGTCAAGCGCTCTGTTGCGAGCGACAACCCGAAAACTCGCGTCTACGGTTACGGCAAGGGCGTTGAGACTGAGGGTGGCGGCTACGGTCGCCGTCTCACCTTCGGCGATATCAACGGCGGCAAAGACTACGTGGAGGATGCCGAAGCTACTACCGTTTGGGGGCACCCTGACGGAGAGGGCGGCATTCTTCCCGCCGTCGCGTCATACGTCAACGAGCAGTGCGAGGACGCGGCGCAGCTCTTGCAGGAAACGAAAGACTACCTAGAGCAGGTGAAGGAGCCGAAAGTAACCTACACCGCTTCGGTTATCGACCTTTACGCATTCGGGCGCTCATGGGAGGGCGTGGGCGTGGGCGATGACGTTGCGATCATCGATAAGGGCTTTTCTGCCGAGGGCGTGCGCCTTCATGGCCGCGTGTCTCAGATTGAGCGCGACTTGCTCACCGGCGACGCGACCGTGACGTTCGGCACGCTTACGGACACGATGGCCGACATGTGGCAGAGCGTCAACAGCGCCCTGAAGAGCAACAGCCAGCAAAACGCGCTCTACGACGCTGCGGCTGGCACGTCGGTATCGTGGCTGATTCAGCTTCAGCAGGCGCTCAACGCTCAGTTCAACGCGGTTGGAACCTACCATGTCGAGACGTTCGAGCTGGGCGAGATTTGGAGCAACGTACCGCTGAACCCCGAAACGGGTTTGCCGGTCAAGGCGACCGCCGACATGTGGGCTATCAACGTCAACGGTCGCGGTCAGCGGTTGGCTGCTGGCCTTACGTCAGACGGTCAATGGGATTGGCGAACGTTCTTCACTGGCGGCATGGTTACTGCCGACGTTATCAACGCTGGAACCATGAAGGCTGACCGCGTGCGCGCCGGTCTGCTGACCGACGAGAAGGGAAACAACTTCTGGGACTTGACCAGCGGCGAGTTCTCGCTTTCCGCTGGCGCGAAACTTGGCGACACGAGCGTTGAAGACCTTTTCAGCGGTCTTGACGAACTCGATAAGACGATGGACGGCATAGCCGAAGACGGAATCATAACGGAAGCAGAGCACGCGGCGGTATCTAAGATTCTGCAAACCGTGGAAAAGGAGAGCGAAGACCTCGAAAGCGAGTACAACAGCCTATACAACAGTTCGTATCTCGATGCGCAGTTCAAGGCTGTTCTTCGGACGCAATACGAAGCGGTGTTCAGTGCTAACGGAACTCACGGGAAGTTGCTTCTGAGGATTCAGAACGTTCTTGACACCACGACCGCAGAAGAGCTTTACGACGCTATGCAGCTCTACGAAATTGCTTACAGCGACTATGCCGCCAGCATCAAGACGTACAACTCTGCGGCGCGCCAAGCAAGCAACATGATTGAGCAGAAACAGGCGCAAGACAAGGTGGACGCGTTAGACGATTCACTCACGCAACGCGATGTTTTCAATCGCTTGACGAACAACGGCGCTACGCAGGGAATCTATCTCAGCGGGGGCAAAGTCTATATCAATGCCACCTACATTGAAACGGGCATCATCAGTGACAGATACGGTCGCAGCACGTGGAACCTCAACACCGGTTCGCTTACGACAAACTACATGACGGCAAACAATATCGACGCTAGCGGTACGTTCGAATGCGGTTCTGCTTCAAACCTCATCCGTCTTGCCAGTGGCGAGATTACAGGCTACGAAGACGGAACGCAGATCGGGACTATCGACTTCTCAGCGCACATGCGAAACGTTAGCACCGGGCAGCTAACGACCGGTCTTCAGTTGACGGGAAACCAGCATATACGAATCACCACGCCGCTTATTTCCGCCGCTGCATCTAGCAGCGAGAGCACCACGACAACGCATGCGATCACGAAAAAATGCACGCTGCATTACATCAGCAAGATTCAGGATGACGGCGACGGCACGATTACATGGTGGAACGCAACGCGAAGCATCGACTTTGTAGACGGCTTCTGCACGGTATGCAACTTCGACTAGGAGGAACGATGAGCAAGACCCTTTATCACATGCTGCACGACCCGATAGGCAACTGCGAAGCGATGGTGACCGAATACGACGAAGAGCTTATCAACCGCGCCGCGAGCAACGGAATGATTTTCATTGCAGTTGACGAAGACGGAAACCGAACCGTCGTGCAGCCGGAAGACGTGAAGGAGCCAATCAACGACGATCAGCCCTTCACGCTCGTTCAGCCCTTGTACGTCGATGACCGCATGAAGGCTGTTGTCGATGTGTTCGACGCTCTGGCCGCGAGCGTGCCAGCCGTCGCCGCGAGCGCTGACGTGCAGCCCGTGTCTAGCAAGGCGCGAGCTGCTATGAGCTTCGCCGAAGCGCTCGAAGCCCTCCGCGCGCTCGCTTACGGAACCGGCGAGGAAGGCGGCGAGCGATGAGCAACACACGGACGCTTGAACTCGATATCTCGAAGGAGGGCGCGGGAACCTGCATCAAGGTTGGTCAGGGCGACGATGGCGGAACCACAATCAAGGCGCTTATCTACGACAACGGCGCTGAGTTCTCGCTTTCCGGAGCTACGGCATGGCTTGTCGTACTGCTGCCTAACAAGCGGAACTACTATCGCGGCCAGTGCTCGGTGAGCGGAAACGCCGCCACGATCACGGTTGACGAATCGAAGCTTTGCAGCGTGTCCGGCTACACCGACGAAGCCTATTTCACGATCACGAAGAGCGGCAAGACCTATTCGACGGAGCGCTTCGCAATCGAAATCCTGCGCAGCGCTCTTGACGGGCAGCAGCCCGCGCAGAACTGGGACGATGCCGTGCAAGACCTCATCGACCGTGGAGAGACGGCGGTAAAGAACGCAAACAGCGCGGCGAGCGCGGCGAATACCGCCGCTGGCAAGGCAAACACTGCGGCGAGCACAGCCAACAGCGCCGCGACGAACGCGAACAACGCGGCAGATGCCGCCAACACCGCCGCATCTGCCGCAAACACGGCGAAGCAGAACGCGGACGCTGCGACCACGGCTGCGAACAACGCCGCGTCTGCCGCCAACACGGCGAAGCAGAACGCCGACGCTGCGACCGCAAGCGCCAACGCCGCCGCGAGCGCGGCGAACACCGCTGCCGCGAGCGCGAACGCCGCTGCTGCGACTGCAAACGGCGCGGCAGAGGATGCCACCGCCGCCGCGCAGAACGCGCTTAACATCGCAAACTCTATCGCGGCTATCGAACCGCCGTCAGATGACGAGGTGCAAGAGCTGCGCGAAGAGAATGCGACGCTTGCGCATGCGGTTACTGAGCTTCAGGACGATTACCTATACCTCGGCGAAACGCTCTACGTGCCTTCAAGCAGGGTCACGGCTCAATCTGGCGAGAGCATCACGCTTTCTCAGTCGAGCGTTTCGGGAGAGACTGCGACACTCAACTAAGGAGGTTCTTTCATGGTTGACATTTCCGTTCTCAACGTCGGCGGCTCGGCTAAGAACATCAAGGACACTTCGGCGCGCAACTCGGCAAACGCCGTCACGACCGCCGAGGAATACGACCGCCAGCACAACATCAACGCTTACGCGGGGCGCTCGCTCGCTTCGGTCTTCGCTAACGAGATCGGCGACACCGACATTTACACGTGGCTTCGCAACCGCGCGCGAAACGCCAACTTCGCCGGTCTTCGTATCGGCGACTACATCGACGTTCCCGTTTACGAGGGCGCTAACGTGCCCGCGCAGACGGTGCGTTACCGCATCGGCGCTATCGACCAGTATTACCAGTGCGGCGACACCGCGAAGGGGCACCATATCGTCATGGTGCCGAAAGCGCCAGTCTCCGTGACGGGCGACAAGGCTTCTAACACGAGCTACCTTCAGTGGCGCGGGACGAACGACAACAACGGCACCGCCGAAGAGAAGCACCCTTACTTGTGCTCGAAGCTCCACGATTGGGAGATCAACGATTTCTTGCCCGCTCTGCCGTCCACGCTTCAGAGCGCCATTCTCGCGCAGCGCGTGCTTCTCGAAGAGCGCTATTCTTCTTCCGGCAAGCTCACCGAAGCGAGCGGTTGGAGCTGGGCGGACTTGGGCAAGATTTGGTCGCCCTCAGAGATGGAGGTTTACGGGTGCCCGGTATGGGGCAGCAAGGGCTACTCTGTCGGCTTCGATTCGCAGTTCCCCATCTTCACGGACACCGCAAGCCGCATCGTGGGCGGTCGCGTCTCTTGGTGGCTGCGGTCGGTCATGGGCGGGTCTTCGTCGAGCGCGTGCTATGTCCTCAGCTACGGCAATGCCGGCAACAATGCCCCGGCGGGCGACTGGGTGCGCCCGCTGCCGTGCTTCCTCCTAGGCTGATAAAATCAGCCGTACATAGTACAGGTCTGGCGCATGCCTTGCGCATGCGCCTATACTTCCCCGCGCGAAGCGCGGGCGAAGTATTTTTTTGAAAATCACGGAGGGGGGGGGATGTTGCAAATTGAGCGGCGTATATGTGCGGAACCGCAACCTAAGCACGTTCGAGTATTTCAACACTGCGGTTTCGATTCGAAACGAAGTGACGCGGCTTGTCACTTCGGGCGCGGTGCCCAAATCCTATCGCTTCATCTTCGCCGTCCCCATGGCGGAGACGGCGCGAAGCGTGGTGTTCAACCTCGTGAAGGCTGATGCCTTCTACCCGAACACACAGCTGAACGTCGAGGAACGCAAGCATTACATGACGCTTGCCTTGGCAGACCTAAACCAGCTTTACCAAGACCTGCAATGCCTTCTGGCGATGAAGCTACCCGTCAAGGTGGCTAAGTTCGAAGAGATCTCAGAGAGCATCGAGAACGATATAAAGCTCATAAAGGGCGCTCGCGCGGGCGTGAAGCTCATTGGAAAGGGGTAGAATGTTCGCGCGTTGTCCCTTGGAAATCATCGCGTCAATTGGTGGCTGCGGTCGGTCATGGGCGGGTCTTCGTCTAGCGCGTGCAATGTCAACAGCAACGGCAATGCCAACAACAATGCCCCGACGAACGACTGGGTGCGCCCGCTGCCGTGATTCCCAAGCATTGCCAGACCGTGCGGCCGGAAGCGCCGCGCGCCGTGCATTTGAGGAAGGAAGGGGCGACCATCGGGCGCAAGCCCGTAAATATGCACCCCGCGACGGTTGCCGTTCGCTGCTTGCATGGCGCGGTTCTCGGTGTTCGACCGCGTTTCATGGTCAACCGTCAAGCGGCTGCTGGATGCCGATTGCGAGCCGTGCGGGGTGCCCTCATGAACTCTGAAGAGCGCAGGGCTGCGCGCCGAGCAAGGCGCGATGCCAAGCGCGCGGAAAACAGGGCTAAGCGCATCGAGGGATGCACGCTAGAAGCCGTCGCCGATCTCGATAACCTATACGATGCCGCCAACGGCGCTGCCGCTGGCGTGCGCTGGAAATCGAGCGTGCAGCGCTACATGGCGCGCGTCATTCCTAACATCATGAGAGCGCGGCGCGACCTTCTCATGGGCGCAGACTTCCGGCGCGGCTTCATAGAGTTTGACTTGTTCGAGCGCGGCAAGCTTCGTCACATCTGCTCTGTCCACTTCTCAGAGCGCGTCATACAGAAATCGTTGAGCCGTCACGCCCTAGCACCCGCGATCTGGCCTACCCTCGCCGAGGGATGCACCGCGAACGTCAAGGGGCTCGGCACCGACTACGCGATTCGGCGCATGAAGCGCCAGCTTGTCGAGCACCACCGAAAGCACGGAACGGAAGGCTACATCTTGCAGGTCGATTTCGCGGACTACTTCGCAAACATCGACCACGACGCATGCAAGCGCCTTATCGACCGCGCCATTGACGATGAGCGCGTTAAGCGCGTCATGAGCGACCAGATAGACGCTCACGGCGCGCGCGGCTTGGGTCTTGGCAGCGAGCCGAACCAGATTCTAGCCGTCGCCCTGCCTTCGCCCGTTGACCATCTGATGCTGTCCCTTCCGGGCATCTTGGCGAGCGGGCGATACATGGACGATAGCTATTGCATAGCTCTTGACAAGCAGACGCTTTGGGACGCTCTTTCGCGCATCGAAGCGCTCTGCGACGATCTGGGAATCATCATCAACCGCAAGAAGACGCGCGTTGTGAAGCTGACGCGCGGCTTCGTGTTCCTGAAGAAGAGGTTTTCATATGGCGAGGGCGGAAAGGTTGTCGTTCGCCCGTGCCGTTCCTCCGTGACGCGGCAGCGGCGCAAGCTGAAGAAGCAAGCCGCGCTGGTCGCCAAGGGGATTATGACCGTCGAGCAGGTCAACCAATCCTACCAGTCGTGGCGCGGCAGCATGAAGCGCCTTAGCGCGCACGAGACGGTAAAGCGCATGGACGCGCTATACAAGGAGCTTTTCGGCTGAGGAAGCCGACATGGCAAGGTATCGAAGCCCTCGCATTAGCGGGGGCTTTTTTGTTGCGAGAGAAAGGGGAACACATGGCATTCACCGAAGAGGAAGAGGGCAAGCTTCGCGCGATCATCGCCATTTTCGACGGTCAAGCGCCGTCGCTCTCTAGCGACGTGGCGGCGAAGTGCCCTGCGCTTTTCGCAGAGTGGGACGGAGACGGCCACGCCTACGCCGAGGGCGAGCGCGTGCGCTTCGAGGGCGTGCTTTACACGTGCCTTCAGGCTCACACTTCGCAGCCCGATTGGTCGCCCACGGCAGCGCCGAGCCTTTGGGCGAAGGTGCTTGAAGCCGGAACGCCCGACACGCCGACAGAGGAAGTGCCCGAATGGGTGCAGCCCGATTCTACGAATCCCTACCCGCTCGGTGCCCGCGTGAAGCACAACGGCAAGGTCTGGGAATCCCTCGTTGCCAACAACGTATGGGAGCCGGGGGCTGTCGGCACCGAAACCGTCTGGCGAGAGGTGACGGAGGGCTGACGTGGCGGAGAGCGTTTTAGACCATGCAGCGGCGTTCGGTGCCGAATGGTTCTTCGCGTTCCTTATCGCTATCGGCTTCGGAATCCTCGCAAAGCAGCTGCTTAACGAGTACCAGCGCAACAACGAGCGCAAGGCGGAGCTTGAAGAGCGAAACGCGGCGCGACAGTCAGAGCTAGAGCTGAAGCGCGAAGAGCGCAAGCGCGACGAACTCAACGAGCGCGCGCAGCGCGACCGCGAGCGCTCGGAGATGGAAGGCCGTATCGCTGCGCAGATGGAGCGAAGCAACAACATTTCGGAAGGGCTGCAAGCCGCTATGGAATCTCTCAGGGCTTCCACTGAAGCGCTGCACGACGAAATCAGGGAATCGCGCGAGCACTCGCACGACATGGCAAACAAGGTCGATCACATCTACGACCGCGTAGACCTCATCTATGAAAAGGAGAACTGAAATGATTAACTTCACCGCACGAATCAAGAACAAGACGTTTTGGCTGACCCTCATTCCCGCTGTTCTGCTGCTCGTGCAGGTTGTCGCCGCGCCGTTCGGCTATCAGTGGGACTTCGGCGTTCTGAACGAGCAGTTGGCAGCGATCATCAACGCGCTTTTCGCCGTGCTCGCGATTCTGGGCATCGTGACTGACCCGACCACGGCTGGCGTGGGCGATTCCGCGCAAGCGCTCACATACACCGAGCCGAAGCGCGATGAGTAGGCTAAAGGCTGTCGCCCTCGTGCTTTCCGGCGCGCTCGCGTCAATGCTCTTCTGCGGCTGGCTCATCGTCGGCCATATCGAGAGCGACGCGGGCGCGCTCGCTGAAGCGCGCGAAGAGGGATACGCGGCGGCTGAGGAAGACCGCCTAGCAATCGTTGTCGATAGGCCGATTGCCGAGGGTAACAGCATGCCGCTATGGCTTCAGACAGACCCGCAATGGGACTACATACCCTATGCGGGCGGCACCATCGGCGACCACGGCTGCGGCCTTACGTGCGCCGCTATGGCTATCAAATACATGACGCTTCAGGACATTACGCCGCTCACGCTCGCATCGTTCGTGGGCGACGCCTGCCTTACCGATGGCGTGAACGACCCCGGCAAGTTCTGCGCGTGGATTGCCGAGCATTACCCGGAATACGGCATCGAGAGCACGCCGATTTCTTACGATCTCGCGCCCGTCCTTCAGAACGTGTCTGACGGATGGCTTGCCTTCGCTGGCATGAGCGGAACGCTAGGCGATAGGGACTACGGCGGGCACGTCGTGCTGATCTGGCGCGCCGACGATGACGGCTACTGGATACGCGACCCGGCGAGCGCCGGGAACTCGGCGCGCGCCTTCACGCTCGAAGAGCTAGAGAAGGTCGATTTTCATTACTTCTACTGCATCAGAGGGGGCTTCTATGGCACTCAACGGCATTGA